CGTCTGGATTGAAACTGCGCATCTGTCGATCATTAAGACGCATTGCCAGAATAAGCCTGGGTCTGTCATTGCGGTCGGCGGAAGGGAATTGTGCGTGCGAGAGACAGCGGATCAGATTAGGGAGGCAATAAAAAATGCGGATCGTCATTAGTTCAGGCCACGGATTAAAGGTGCGTGGAGCCTCTGGGATTATCGATGAAGTCGATGAGGCGAGAAAAGTCGTCCCGGCGGTTGCCGAAAATCTGCGCAAGTTTGGCCATGAGGTAATGACTTTCAATGACGATGTTTCCACTTCGCAGAATGAAAATCTGCATCGCATTGTGGACTATCATAATGCTCAATCGCGAGACCTCGACGTATCAGTACATTTTAACGCCTACGTGCCGACTAATGCTGGCATGGGGACGGAAGTGCTTTATCTTACGCAGGAAGATCTAGCGCGGCGCGTGGTGGATGCGATCTCCAATTCCTGTGGATTGATAAACAGAGGTCCGAAGAAGCGCAGCGATCTTTTCTTTCTTAACAGTACTGATGAACCGGCCATTCTAATCGAAACGGCATTCGTGGATTCCAAATGTGATTGCGACCTATACCAGAAATATTTTGACGACATCTGCATGGCAATCGCCCGTGTCGGAAACAAGGGACGCCCGCAGCAGTACCAATGGCAAGGGCTGGTTAGCTTTTTTGGTGGGCCTTCGGACGAAGGAGTCTCGCCCTCGGAAGGACTCGCTTTTATCTATGAGGTCGATGATCAGCCAGACCTGTTTTTGCCGGAACAACCGCCGGGCACAACCGGTCTTGCGCGTCGACTTGATCCCGAAGAAGACTACATTGCGCTGAGATGGGACTATGAACAAACGCCGCGTGAAATGCTTTTGCAAAAGAAATGTCTGGTTCGTGCGCCGAAAACGGGCAAGGAATTTCTCGCATTTCCTGCCGACTGGGGCCCGGCAGATTGGACTGAAAGAGTGGCAGATATCTCACCCGGCCTGATGACGCGATTGGGAATTCAGACGGACGACGAAGTTCAGATTATATTTCCCGCACCAGAACGCTGAGGTTTGCGGGAATTTCATTTATCCAGCCCTTGGCCACTGATCCGCTGCTCCCATAGTTCGGAGAATACGTAGGGATCGACGACAGCGATACTGCGCCAGAGTTCGAACGGCTTGGCTTCAAAGAAGGTGTCTGCGTCAGCCATTGCGTCGATTTCATTGAACTGATCGGCTGATACGGTATTGACCCCGCCTTCTGGGCGGGGTTTTTTGCTTTCCTGCGCTACAGGTTTGTCTACTGGATCGACCTTGATACCGCGCGGCGGGCCATGGCGGTTCGACCAACAGTGATCGCGGCCGTACCAGTATAGATGGCTGCGCGGCCATAGATGCCTTGCCTCCTTCTTGGACAGACAAACGTCGGCCGGCACCGCGGGCGTAGCCAGCATCACCGACAAGAGGAAAAGTATTGCACCGGCGAGTACCATGGTCACCAGTGCACCTGAGGTGTCGTTATTCACAATGCCATCTCCGGTTGGTCGTCCAAATGATCGAGCCACCACTTGATGCGCGGCCAATTCACCTCCGGCCCGAATCTCAGGAGTGTGCCGTCAGCGCTATCGCAGCCGATACCAACAGCCCCACGCAGGCGATCCAGAGAATTAACGCGGCCCATATGTGCCAGTTTGCCTCGCCTCTTTGCTGCAGCCACCGCAGCGCGGCCACCTCGAAACTTAAAATCAGTGCTACCGCCAACAAAAAGAGCATCCAACTCGTGCCAAGGTGTTGTGTCATCGCTCCACCCATCCTGTGCAACAAAGGCTGCCTTCAGACCCGCAGACCTGATCTGACGCAGCATGGGGATCGAACGCTCCACCGTCGCCTCGTGGCTTTCCAGTACATCCGGTGCGGTGGCAAACAGCGTCCGATCGCGCGGCATGCGCTCGAGATATTTCAGGTAGCGGGCATCCGAATAGCCGGCGGGATTTGCAAAGCAAGCATTGTCAGCCGCGACCAGAGTATCGGTTGGCACTTTGTCGCCTCGGTCCGGTGTCATGATGAAGCCTAGCCGTGCGTGTCGGTATTTGGTGATGACACCGCTAAGGTAAATCATGGGGCGTTATCGCCTCGATGGTGACGCTGCTCTTTTTCGCCTTGCGCGGCTTTTTCTCCGGCGCTTGCACGCCAAAACTTGCAAGAACTTCCTTCACCTTGGTGTTGATCTTTTCCATGTCGACAAAGAAATGTTTGTAGTCGGCGACCTGCGATTCCAATGCGGCCTTATCGTTGAGGGCAGCAGCAAGGTCCAGTTCGAGCAATTCTATTTTCTTGGCATCGCCTTGTCGGGCCAGCACGGCCTCGGTCAGTTGTATTTGCAGTTCCTGCTCGCGTTTGAGCGAGGCCTCGCGGTCGCGTTTGTATTCCTCGACGAAGCCAGCGGCTTGGCTCATGATGAGTTTTTTTCTGTCGTCATCATTGAATTCTGGCGGTTTTGGCAGCGTAGCGATGGGCGGCAATGGCGCCATTTCATCCGGCATGTCCTCATCCTTTCTGTGCAGCCAACTCGGTACCAGTGAGTGCAATGCGTTCATCGTTGCCTCCTCGGGTTCATGGCTTATCCTTCAATGCACGGATTGCTGCGGCGATAGGACTTGGGCCAACGTACTGAATATTCCCAAATCCTTCCGCCACCTGTGCACAGCGTTCGATGGTGGCGATCCTGAAGTTCTCAAATTCCTGTTTGCTGACCAGAGCAACCCCGCTAGAGACTTTGAATGTCATGGTTTTTCCTTCAACGCACGTATGGCGGCAATCAAGTAAGTGCTTGCACCTCTATCTATCGCCACCTGTGCGCAGCGTTCGATGGTGGCTATGCGAACTGCGTCTGCTGTTACCAATTTTCCTTTACCCTGTTCGCACCAATCCACCCCCGCAGCGGCGGTGAGGGCGGTAAGAATGGCTTCTGACCCAATACTAATTCCATGTTTTTCAAACACCGCTTTTAGCGCCGCCTCTATCTGTGCCGTGGTTGGTGCGGTCATGGCTTGTCCTTCAAGAGCTTGCCTGATTGCCAGAATTTCCATCTGTAATTGTTTTGATTCGGTCATTGCTGTCCCCTCAGCATTTGTGTTCCGACCATGCAGTGTGTCATCAGTCGGTCGCCTTCCTGCTCGTCGCCGGAAATCGAATACAACGCCAGCGACACCAGGACCGGATCGATGTGATAGCTCTGCCACCATGTTCTTTCAGACATCGCGTGCTGTTCCTCGTGATGACGTCGACATAGCGGCAAGGTGAAGCGATCGTCGGCCTTCATGCCGATATTGCTCGACATCGGCTTGAGCACGCGCGCATCGGCGTATTTGATGTGCGCCGGATCGCACGGTGAACTGCCGCAGATAATGCATGCTCGCTCCCTGACGAAGGCGAGGTGCTTGGCGTTCTCTCTGCGCGGGCGGCGTTGCATCACTGGCCCTGCTTCCACATTTCGTATTGTGCGAGGAGCGCATCGAAGCGCTGCAGCGCATCCTTGTCGGTGGAGAGTTCCTTGCGGCTGTCGACGTTGAGCAGGGCACGCATGGCATCGGCCGCCCTCACCTTCCCTTCGCCGAGCCCGCCCGCCCAGTGTGTCGGATATGCCTTGCTCAAGAAGGTCTGGAACGCCGGCTCGCCGCAGGCTATCGCCGCGCGCATGACATTAGCGTTCTGCCGGCGCTTGCTCTTGAACTCGGGGTCCGCCGGCTTCGGCTGTTCGTTATCGTCGATTTCCTGAAACGCCAGAGCAAAGCGGGAATTGAGCTTCGCCACGAGCAGGTGCTCGGGGAAGTGCTCGGGCTGGATGCGGAAGGTTACAACAATTCCCTCCGGTTCCTGCTTGAGCGCAATCTTGATCGCCTCGACCGCTTCGCTCATCTGGCCATACCCAAGAGCAAGAAGGGGAAGAGAATCATCAGTAGCGCCATAAAAGCCCAGATGGGTCCGACCATTACCAGTAGTGTCAGCATGAAGAAGACCAACCAAACGATAAATAAAAGGACCATCATTGTGCTGCCGCCTCTTCTAGTGTGCCGCGCAGGTCGAACTTGGTGCGCAGCGCCGCGACGATCGTCGCCAATTCTGCGTTGAATGCCTCGACCGCCTTGGCGAGCTGCGCGATGTACGGCTCGTCGCGGTAGATGCGCTTGATGTATGGCCGGCGGCGCGGCCAGTAGATCATGAGATCGCACCAAGCTCTTTCCGAAACCCACAATATGCCCTGCACTTGGGGTGTAAATTCTGGTGGATTGCTATTTCTGAGCACGTGCGGGATCCATAGTCGCGGAAACATCGTCTTGACCTCGAGCGAGCCGTCCTTGCCAATCAGGGCGTCTGGACTTCCGCCAGCGCCGACCGTGTGATTTTTAATGAAGCCGACCTGCTGCGGTATGACGTCGTTCTCGAGCGCATAGATCGAACGCGCTTCGGCCTCGAGTAGCTTGCCACGTTCGAGGTGTTCGTTAGTAAATCCGCCATCCACTGGATCATCGTAGATGACCTCATCAGCGAGTTGATAGAGATAGGCGGCACGGACTTTGCTGTCAGCATCGCCGCGGCCCTTGGCCATGACGTGACCAAACCGCGAGCAGGTAGGAATGCCTGCACGCGCCAAGAACCATTCCGGCGTACCCTGATCGACGTCGATAATCTCGATGTTCATTTTTTGGCCGCTTTCTTCTCTGCATTGCGCTTGAGATATCCCATGGCCGCACTGTATTTCACGGCCATGATATCGGAGATGCTCGGTGCGCCGGCCAATTCCAGAAACTTCTCCACTTTGATATGCGGATTATCGAACAGCATCTGGCTGATGTTATTGGCCTGCTCGTCGGTAATGATATCGCTGCGATTGCTGCACTTGCCGGCAGCAAGACCATCATCGTCTTTTGCCGCGGCGAGCCCGAGCGCACTCTTCAATGTATAGCGTTGCAAGTAACTGACCGTTGAGCCGATGGCCTGAATTGAGTTCTTCGAGCCCGAGGTGTCCGGCGCGGCCGACAGTTTCGAGGCTTCCTCCGAATAGCCGTCGACATGGCCGATTATGCAGATGACGGTGACCTTGTCTGTGCTGTCGATCTTGAAACGCACCCACAGGCCATGCGCGGCGAGGGCGGGATCGACCACTGCCAACAGCTCGGCCAGATCCTCATGCTTGTAGGATGTGCGTGAACCACCGCGCCCATCATAGCCAACCTCTACCGTCTTCAAGATCGCCGGTGGATTGCTCTTGAAGGCCGCGATGGCCGTGTTGAACGCCTTGCGGGCCTGCGTGGCCTCCCAGCGTTCCTGCATGGCAAGCAGGCGTTCGATAACCTCGATGCTGGCACCGGATGCGATCGCCTGCTCCAGAAGTTTCGGTGGCGATTGCATCATTGTCACTACGTTGTTGTCAGTCATTTTTGCCTCCGTTCGAATTCAGCAAAGTGTAGATCCTCAAAATATTCCGCGCGCTCATCGAGCATGCGCTTGAGATCCTCGAGTGCCTCCTGCTCGGTCTTGCCCCAACCCATCATGTTAAACTCGGCGGCACCGTCATAGGTGTCCTCATCGACCGCGGTCCACTCGCCGCCACGCGGCGTAGGATGAAACTCGGTTTTGATTTTCATGTCAGTCTCCCAGCAGCTCTTTCAGCGTTGCGTAAAGGTTCGCGGGATTGTCCATGCGGACGGCGACAACGCCCGCGGGCAGGTTCGCGGATGTCTCGCGGCGCTGCAGTTCTTTGAGGATCGATGAGATCAGGTCGAGCCCCTGCGCGATCTCGTCCAGCGATGCGCCGTTGCGGATCAGGCCCCATGCCTCGCGGATGTGGTAGGCCAGTTCGTAATCGTCTTGGCTGCGGATGGTCATTTTTGCCTCTCGTTGTTCATGTCGCAATATGCGCCCCGCATAATCACACGTCAAGCGTATTGACGATGATTTCACAAAAATATATGCTTAGCGCATAGAGCGTAACAGGAGCACCAATATGGCGAAGGTCGACAAAGGCCTTGCTACTGCCCTTAGGAAGGCGCGTGCGAGGCTGGGCGAGACGCAGGCACAGTTCGCCGCGCGTATGGGAGTCAATCAGGCCACGATCTCACGCTGGGAGGTGGATGGGCCGCGCACCGGGCCAAGCAAGGCCGCGGCGAGACACATTCTGTCCAGCGTGGAGCACATCTTCGGATCGCCAGCCCGATAGGTAAGACGGATATACAAAAAGTGTTCTGACACAGTGTCAGGTCCGTGACACAATCGAATGGGGGTTTACGATGCTGGACGACACGATCGTCTGCACGACTGCACTTGAGGTAAGGCTCCTCGCCGCGCTAGTGCAGGAGCGCCGGAAGCTCTCGCGCCAGATCAAGCCGCCGGACCCAGCCCGCATCATCAAATTCCGGCCTGTGGCACATCACATCCCGCCATGGCCGCCGGCGGATTTCATCGGTCCATTGGAGCAGTACGGCCCGCCCCGTCCCGCGGGGCACGGTTGGCGCCCGGCCGAGAACGCCTCGTGCGCCGACATCCTGGCGGCGGTGGCGCAGCGGTGGCGCGTCACGGTGATGGACCTGCGTTCGGATCGGCGCTCTTGGGACATCATGGTCCCGCGCCACGTCGCGGTCATGCTGTGCAAGACGGTCACGACGTTGTCTTTCCCGACGATCGGGCGTGCCTTTGGCGGCCGCGACCACACCACGATGCTGCACGCGGCGACGCGCTACGAGTGGCTGCGGCGCGAGCTAGTCGCGATCCTTACGCCGCAGGATCCGCTGACCCTGTGGGTGCGCGAGGCCTACGATCATGCACGGCGTGGGCCTGTGCAAAACCATGAAAACCCACGTTTTGCTGGTGACAAACCAAAGGAACAGGTTCTAGTCTGGCCCTTCGGCGGCTAGACCGTCGCGCCGGGACAGCGGCTTGCTACCGTTGCCCGACCTTCACGGGCTTACCGGCACCTTTCCCTCCAGCCCTTGAAGGGGGCTCTAGATGACCAAATTTCTTCGTATTAAAAATTGGCATCAATTCCAGCACTACAAGAAACGCAACCCGCCTTGGATCAAGCTCCACGCCCGTCTCCTGCATAGTCCAGACTGGATTTGCCAGACCGATGCTGGCCGGTTGTCCATGGTATGCTGCATGCTTGTCGGGGCGATGTATGAGGGATGTGTGCCAGATGACCCCGTATTGATCAAGAATGTGTGTCACATAGACTGGCGTGTCGATTTAAAGTCATTGATAAAATGCGGCTTTTTAGAAAAAGTGCTAGCAGATGCTAGCACCGTGCAAGCAAATGCTCCCTCTAAGACAGAGACAGAGACAGAGACAGAGGAGAGACAGAGAGAGAGAGGCAAACGCGCGCAAAAATGCGCGCTCCCCGGAGACTGGCAGCCCACCGATGCCTTGGTTTCCTACGGCCTAGAAAGAGGACTTACGACGCAGCAAGTGAAAGACGCTGCCGAGACGATGAAGTCCTGGGCCAGTGAGAACTCTGAAAATCCCAAAGGCAGAAAGAAAAACTGGACGCAGGCCTTCGAAGGCTGGCTGCGCCGCGATGCTGAACGGTTGAGCAAAGGAAACGGACATGGACCAGGACGACCGCGAGCACTTCAAGACGATAGCCTCAGCGCTTCCCGCGCGGCAGCAAGACTTGCAGAAAAAGCCGAACGGGGAGAGTTCGCATTCGGGCCGCGGCCCGGCAGCGTTTTGCCTGCGCCGAGCCGAACTGATGTTGTCGTGTTATCGAAAAGACGAGACGCATAACCCAGAGATATACAGCGCAGCGATTGCTGCCGTGATGGGAGAATATTCGGAGGCAGTGGTCGAATACGTGACCGATCCACGTACCGGCTTGCCGAGCAGGCAGAAGTTTCTGCCCAACGTGGCAGAGGTGCGCGAGGCGCTCGATGCGCGAGCAGCAATCGTTCATCGGTCGTCCACTTACGAACAGCGTGTGGCCGAGCAATTGCGCCTGACCGAGGAATGGAAAAATCGAGTGCCCTCTGAACGGCTGAAGGCCGCCGGGCGTGCCTGGCTCGATCGCACTGACCCGAAGGCGCGGCAGTTGTCTGGGGATACGCGCCGTGAACGTCCTTGACCTATTCAGCGGCATAGGAGGATTTTCCCTTGGCCTCGAACGAGCCGGAATGCGCACCGTCGCCTTCTGCGAGATTGATCCCTATTGCCAGCGCGTATTGCGAAAGCACTGGCCAGATGTCCCTGTTTTCGGAGATGTACGAGAGCTCACCGGCGAAGTTATTGCCGACACCATCGGCGGTGTCTTACGGGAGCAATCAGGGCGGCGGGATGGGTCGTGTGGGGCCGGTGCGGCTGAGTTTGGAGACGATGGCGCGGCGGCAGATGTGGCCGACACCGCAGCGGCACGATGCAACGGGAGGTCGAGGCAAGAACAATCTGTTCGCGGACGGCCACTATTATCCGCACGATTTAGCGGATGCGGTCAAACCAGAGTGGACCTTATCTGCGGCGGCTTCCCCTGTCAGGACATCAGCGTCGCCGGAAAGGGCGCAGGCATTGCGGGCGAGCGCAGCGGCCTATGGAAGGAATACGCCAGAATTATTGGCGAAGTACGACCCAGATACGTCATCGTGGAAAACGTCGCAGCTATGCTTGGACGGGGACTTGGCGTTGTTCTCGGAGACTTGGCCGCGCTCGGGTTTGACACGGAATGGCACTGCATACCTGCTTCCGCCGTTGGTGCGCCTCACCGACGAGACAGATTGTGGATCGTGGCGCACGCCACAAGCGCGGGATGGCGATCCGAGGGGTCAGCAGTCGCCGGAGAAACGAATGACAGGTGGGCATTCAGTGAGTTTGGCGGAACAGGTGATATGGCCGACGCCACAAGCTCGCGACAGTCACAACCGGTCTGGTCAAGCACATCGCTACGAGGACGAAAAACGCTGGAATTTGCAGGATTGCTTAGCGAGCCGCGGTCAGAGTGGTTCGCTGAACCCGACGTTCGTAGAATTTCTGATGGGATTTTCAAGGGATTACACGGAGACTTAAATGGGCGTGACGGAATGGATACCGTGCCAAGTACGGCTGCAGAACCAGAAAATAGCTTGCGAAATATGTGGTTCTCAATCTCGGCTCGGTCTGCATCACAAGGACCGCAACCGGACAAACAACTCGCCAGAGAACTTGCAGACGCTTTGCCCAACTTGTCACACACGCTTGCATTGGGCCGAGGACAAGATGCCTTGGCGGCGGCATCCTGTTTCCTGCAGCGTATGCGGGAAGCCTGCACAGCGCTTGGGGTTGTGCGCAACCCACAACACACGACGCAAGAGGCATGGCAGTCCCTATCTGACGAAGAAGCAGAAAGGGCATTCTTGGCGGCTTGTGGACGAGCGGACTGGCGGAGCGGTGAGTGGCTAGGTGTCCCACGGGTTGCCGTAGGAGTTAAAAATCGCGTGGACCGCCTTAGAGCATTGGGGAACGCGGTCGTCCCCCAGATCCCTGAAATCATCGGACGGGCGATAATGCAAAGCATCAAGGACTAGGAAATGCCGGAACCAATCCAAGCACAGATAGACATGCCAAGCCAAGCAGAGATAGACCGGATTCTTTTTGCTTGGGAAACGCAATGCCGGAGGCTCTGCGATGCGGTTAGGCCATCGTTATTGATAGAGGCCGCCCGTATTGCCGCCCTCGCCGCCGCGCGGCACTAACGCCCGATAAACGCCGCGCATGATGTATCCAGCAAAATCACCAGTCTTGCGTCGCGACTTAGGTCGCTAGGCAATGCGGTGATTCCGCAAATCCCCGAAATCATCGGACGGGCAATCATGAACCATGAAAAAACCCCAGAGCGAGAAAGTGCATGATCGCCGTGCTGAGATTACGGCCATACAGGCACAGGGCACCGTTGCCGCGGTTGTTGCCGATCCCTACTCGGAGATCGGCGAGACGATCACTGTCCTGCGCGCCACCAGGGACGATCCGCTGGCCGGCATGCTGGCTCGAGGGTCGATCGATCTGGCGCAATACGCGGCTGGTCGAGAGTGGCAGCGATACTGGGAGGACGCTCAGATTGGTGCCGTGCGGGCGATAGATCCGACACGCGAGCCGGTCGACGGCAAGGGCCCTGTGCGCTCGCCCTACACGGAGAAACAGCACAAGGCCATGGAGGAATTGCGCACCGTGACGGTGACGCTCGGCTATGAGGGCAATCGCCTGGTGCGTGACATTCTGGGCGATCGCGTGCCGCTCGAGCTGGCTGCGCAACACCGCGGCCGATCGCGCAAATACATCGGGCTGCGCTTTAGGGAAACCTTGGAGACGATGGCCAAGGTCTGGGGGTTTGCGTGAACAAGTTCATACCATGCGTTGACATGGTCCGCTCGAGGCTGCAAATCTGGCATGCTCGCAAGAGTTAACCCCCCTTGTGAGTTCCTAGCCCTTACGGCGACCGCGGACCTTGCCTCCCTCGGTCGCCGTTTTCTTAGGGCGCATCGGGCCAGAGAAGGCCGCTGGTGCGTTTAATTCAAAAATACAGGTGATGCATGCCCTCAGTCTCACAGGCGCAACGGGCGGCCATGTTTGCGGCTGCCGCGGGCAAGTCCACGCTCGGTATTCCACAGAAGGTCGGCAAGGAGTTTGCTGACGCCGATGAGGGCGGCAAGCTCCCAGCCAGGAAGAAACCATCCGACAAAATGAAATCGGCATTCCGCCGCGGCGCTGTCAGCGCCAAGGTCATGGCAAAACGCGGCTATGACCAAGAGTAATTTGATTTAAATCAAAGGTATCCTATGCCGAAGATGCTGGACCCGGTGTGGGCAATGGGCTGGCTCTCTGTCTTGCTCGGGGCGTGTATCGTCAGCATATTGTTGATCAATCAACTACCGTGGTTTCGCTACACAATCGAATTGGCGTTCGTTCTGCACAAGTGAAGGTATCCTATGCCTCGACTGAAAGCGGTATTAGATAACCCCCAGGAGGTGTTAGACTACCAACAACGTGCTCATACAAACACTGAGCTTTCTAGGTGGAAACCAGGCGAGTCAGGTAATCCGGCAGGGCGCCCAGAAGGTGCGCGGCAGAAGTTATCAACCGAGTATTTCAACAATCTATACGAGGCATGGCTAGTCAACGGAAAGGCTGCACTACAGACCGCGGCCTGGACCGACCCAGTGCAATTCGTGAAAACTGTGGCCAGCCACATGCCGCGCGATGTGCAGGCGACCATTACGCAGATCCATCACTTGGAACGGGTCAGTGACCAAAAGCTCCTTGAGATCATTAGCGGCGAAGGTTCTGAGGAGGAGATATCAGACCCGCAGATCGTTCAGCCAATGGTCAAGAATTAACGGCTTCGAGCCGGCGCCGCATCATCGGTTGTTGATGTCGCGGCTCATCGGTGTTTCACGTGGCTCGATCCAGCGTCTTGCCGTCTTCATGCCGCCCGGCAGTGCGAAGAGCACATACGGCAGTGTACTATTCCCGGCTTGGTATCTGGCGCGCCATAGCAAGCATTCGATCCTGGCAGCATCACACACCACCGAGCTCGCGGAGAAATGGGGCCGGCGCGTTCGCAACCTGATTGAGGAACATGGGCCTACGCTCGACCT